TTACAATAGTATTAGGTGGCCAAGAAATTACTAACACGCCAGCTGACAAAGGCAACGTTGACTACTGGGTAGATAGCTTCGGTGATGTTGCCATACTTGCCTTAACCAAGTACCTGGCTAGTAACGGGCCAGCAGTAAAATATGACCTAGACGAATATATGCGTTCGAGCAAGCGTGTAATCAAAGCTATTTCTATGTATCCTGCGTACCCTATGAAAGATTTATCTATATTCTACGAGGATCGAGACTTTATACAACCGTATGAATTTTTAGGAGTAGAAATTGGCAGAGGATGCAAATTTAAATGTGACTTCTGTAACTTTCCTATTCTCGGTGTTAAAGGAGATTATAGTCGTGACGCAGATAATTTTGAAACAGAACTACGCACAATACACGACAAGTGGGGAGTGAGTCATTTCTATTCATTAGATGAAACATTTAATGACCGCTCGGAGAAAATTATTAAGTTTGCTAACGCAGTTGAACGACTAGATTTCAAACCATGGTTTGGAGGATTTATTCGAGGAGACTTACTTGTATCTCGCAAACACGACTGGGAGCACCTAGCCCGTATGCAATTCTTTGGACAATTTCACGGCATTGAAAGTTTAAATTATGAAAGTGCTAGAAGCATTGGCAAGGGCATGAAAACAGACAAACTGCTTGAAGGGTTGTTAGACGCAAAAACATTTTTTCGAAGCAAGGGCGATTACAGAGGTACTATTAGTTTAATTGCGGGCCTACCATACGAAACTAAACAGACATTAGAAGCAGGAGTTAAGTGGCTTGAGGAGAATTGGTCAACAGAAAACGCAATACTATTTCCGTTGAGTATTACAGTTAAAGAAAATCATAATCAATCTAACATGTCAAGAGACTGGGAAGATAGAGGCTATACTATCACTGATAGACAATTAATCGATTTCCCTGAGTTGGCAAATTATTTAGAATGGTTTACTCCTACTGGAGATACTACGCCCTTGTTATGGAAAAACGATAACATGGATATCTTTGATGCGGCGCAATTTGCTAGTGATTTCAATAATAATAGATTACAAAACTTTCGTCACAACATTTGGAGCATTGGCCAAATGTATCGAGATTATAGATTGCCATTGAAAGATATATTAAACATGCAGTATAGTCACGAATATTCCCCTACAGCAAATAATAATCGTAATAGTTTCTTAAGAAGTTACGTAGAAAGTAAGTTAAATTTTAGACCGTAGTATCTTAACTAACTCGGCGTTACTTTTGATTCCAGGATGTAATAAATCCCTGCCTACGTCAAGTTTAGGAAAGTCATTGTCTGAAAATTCTATGTAAGGTATTCCTAGTAAGTCTAAGTATGTGGTTGTAACAGTACGCAACACTTTATGAAAGTGTTCAAAGTAACCCGCATCGCAAGCATCGACAAAATTACGAATAACTTCATTGTTAACAAAGTCGTACTTAGTGGCTCGCTTTACATCATCGCTAACACTATCGTAACGTGCGGCAATCCACGCACCAACAGGAGTTAATCCTTCGTGAAATTCCTTGTAATAACGATTTGGAGCAGGCCATTGTAATACTACTAACTTTGGTTTTTTATCTATATTACCTAACCACATAGCTAAATTTTCAGATAGTAAATCCGCTCCGCTGCCTGCTAAGCCTAGATTATAGTAGTCCATATCTAATTCTTGAGCCAGCTTATATGTAAAGGTATCTTCTAGTGCTACACCTACACCTTCTGTTAAACTACAACCAATAAACAAAATAAAACTATCGTTTAGTTCACTGAGTTCTTTACATCTATGGCCTAAACTATTTCGATTATAATATACTTGTTTGCTACGATATATCCAATCCGCTGGCTGTTCTTTTAACGCTTGCTCAAAATGATTCTTACTGTCAGCTCCAATAAGACTCCATTGCGGATCAGTATAACCGGAGCCGTAAATTTTGTTGTCATATAGATGTACTAAGTGCTTACTCATGAATTTTACCCCTAGGTATTTACTTAGTTAAATACTGCTATGACATTCTATAACTTGGTTGACGAAATTGATATCGAGCATAGTTCTATTTGTAATGCGGCATGCCCACAATGTACACGAGAATTTACGCCCGGCGACTACTCCTGGTTTGCCCAAACCTGGCTACCAAACGAGTTTTACGAAGACCGTATACCTCAGCAAGTTTACGATAATTTAAAAAATATCTACTTTAGCGGCATGGTAGGTGATCCATGTACTGCTCCTAACTTTTTAGAAGTGTGTCGCATTATCAGACGCAAAGCTCCGCATGTATATATTACAGTTAGCACCAACGGCGGAATGAAAAGTCCTAAGTTTTGGGCAGAGCTTGCTGATATTTTTGGCGACAGAGGAACTGTTAAATTTGCCATTGATGGGTTGGAAGACACCAATCACATTTATCGTGTAGGCGTCCGTTGGAG